TTCGGAGGTTTCGGACGAGGAACGTAGTGTACAAATTTTTGTTTAGCCATTGCTTATATTATCTTTGATCCATTTTTTATCAGATTCATCTAATTTTAGATACCTAATTCTACCATTAATATGTTGTTTTGTATCGTGACCACAGTTTGTGCATCTATAGTATTCTGAAACAATTGCTACTAAAATAGTTTCTTCTTCACATTCCTCGCATAACCCATGTACTGTATCTATTTTATTAAAAATTTTAAATTCTTTGGTCATACTAAGTCTACTGCCCTTCCTATTATAGGTTTGTATTTGGTTCTTTTATCTTCTTTAAAAGCTCTTAAAAATTGTTTTCTAGGTTTATCAGTTACATAACTACAATGAACCCATCCGCTATTAGGTTCTCCTGGGACATAAAATTCTAAAATCATTTGGTCAAAATCTAGGTTCTTATATATCCAATCAGAAACTTCAGCGTTATCTTTACCTGGACATTCAAAATCAACGGCTTCTGCTTTACAATGCTGTGAATTAATAGAGCTTCCAATAGCTAAACATAGCTCAGGGGAACGATAGCCGCTAGTAATCGTCACTGGACCGAAATGATCTCGTACTGGCTGCAAAATATTTTCACACAGTAATTTTAATTTTTCAATTTGATTAGCATTAGGATTGTTATCAATACTTAATCGTACAGCAGTGTCCGATTTAATTAACTCTTGTAGAGTAAAGTTCCTTGAAAGGTTCATTATTCAAATAATATTTTTTTAATACTTATACTACCATCAATATTTTTTTCAAGTTCTGCTTTTGTTACCATACATTGATAAGATGTAGTATAACTACGATTTCTTTCAGCAATTCTTTTAGATTTTAAACATTCAGACATATCTGATTTATATCTATATTCAGATATTTCATTGTTTACCAACATAATTAAAGCCACAATGGTTTCTATCATTAATGTGTTCCATTACCATTTGCAAATTTAATATCTCTTGTTGCATCTTTTAATTTTTCAATATCTTTTTTTAATTTTTCAATTTCATCAGTGTGTTGTTTTAACATTATCCCTGTGTGTACATTTGCTTCTAGCATTTTTTGCATCTTTTCAATCTGTGTTGCTTGCCATTCTAATATCATAAATTGTTCTTGATCAATTGGTTTTTGAACGGATGCTTCTAATAAATCTTTTTCAAATAATTGATTTTTAGTTTCTAATTTATTAAGTCTTTCAATAACACCAAATGCAAACCATGCACCTACAACAATAGCCGCAATCAATCCAATTAAATTACGTAATGGAAGACCAATACTAGTGTTTTCGTTTATTTTCATTTTTACTTTTCCTTGTAAAAAATTTTTCTATTCTGAAAAAGAACATATCTATTCCACCAAAAATTTTGTACATCATTCTATCAAACATTAAATACCCTGTAATCTTGGATCGTTAGAAGTAATATTTTTAGTTGCTTTTGGTCTTGCTATAGACTCTTTACTTCTTTTACGAAGTTGAGCTTTTGCAGATTCTTCTTTTCTTTTATCTTCTTGTTGTTTTTTTAAATCCCATTTAAAATTCATTTGTCCTCCTTTGGTTCTATTTCATAGAACATTTTGTCCGTATCTTCTGTAACCCAATCTGAGCCTTCACAATCCCAAACTGTATTTTGGACTTTATAATCAGGCCAGCTGTCATCAGTAGTATAACTATTAATGTGCCACAAAATACGATTATTAGGCTGAGCTGCATAATTCCCGTTATTAAGAGCCAATATATGCGCACACTTATGTTCTTGAGGAATTTCACTATGCTCAACATTTAATATATTAGTCTCTGGGTGTGCCCAGTCAATAGTAAAAAGATATTGTCCATGGTAAAATTTCTTATCTTTTCCTAAGAATTTACCTTCTACGTTAGCCAACCAATCAAAACAATGAACAGAAGGCCAATAACTAAAACAGTTCCACAACTGTAACTCGTCAACCGACATATCCGGCACTTCGGTTCTATCATAACGTTTTTGGAAAAACGCTGAGATAGGCAATCTATAAAAGACCGCACCATTTGGCAACATAACGTGAAATAATAAGGCACGTCCTGATATACTTGCCATACCAAAGATGACACAGTCTTGCTCACCTTTTTTATCCATGTCCATATCATACAAATATTCGGTACGAATTTTGCAGTAAATAGGTGGTATATTCGCGTTAAGGTAGGCCATACTTTAATCCTTATATTATCGTCATCCATAAATATCTCCCCAGTTTTCTCCTGACTCATAATCAACTTTATTGGGTACTTCTAGTCTAACAGCATTTTCCATAATCTCAATAATTTTATTTGCATGTTCTGGAGACTCTACTGATAAATCTAATTCATCATGAATTTGTATGTGTGCTACAATACCTTCTTTATATAAATCAACCATTGCTTTTTTAGTCATATCTGCAGCACTACCTTGAATTAATTTATTTAAAGCTTTGTAAAGATAAGCTCTTTTAATCCCCGGTCCGTGTTCCCTGAGTGCTTCTTCTTGAGGCAATGCTTTATGCATACCAAACATATTTGGTTCCCATAAATGAAACCTACATAATCTACCTAGCAACGTTCTAATTTGACCTTGATCCTGAGCTCTATTTGATGCAGAGTTCATTAGATGTTTAACAAAAGGTACCTTTGCATGATACTGATTAAATAATTCATCTGCTTTTTCTTTTGTTACACCAAGTTCTGCTTGCAGTTTAGTTTTACCCATACCATAAAATAAACCTAAGTTAATTGTTTTAGCTTGTGATCTAGGTATCTCTGCCATGTCTGCTACGATCTGGTGAAAGTCTGTATCTGTATTTTCATTATACGCATCAACAACATCATACACTGATGGAAATTTATGAAGTGCTGCATAATGCACCACAAGTCTTGGTTCTTGTTGTGAGTAGTCAAAACAACCCCAGGTATGATTCTCTTCTGGTAAGAATAAAGATCGTATCATAGGTCCTAGATCCTTGTTCCGTGCTGGAAGTTGCTGTAAGTTTGGATTACTATAACTGAATCGTCCTGTTACAGTACCACCTTGATCGGATCTTATTTGATTGATGTCAGCATGAATTCTACCTTTATGTTCATATTTAATAATAGTATCAATAAAAGTTGTGTGTGCTTTATTAATCTCTCTTGCTTGTGCAATTTTTTGAACTAAAGGATGTGTATGTTCAGCTAAAAAATTTTTAGTAAAAGAGGGTGCTTTTATTTTTTCAGAAACAGAATATGGTAAATTTAATTTATCAAATACTTTTGCAATACTTCTTGCAGCCCATATCTGTGGTTCAATACCTGTTTCTTTTTGTACTTCTAATAATAATTGTTCTTCTTGAGATTGTAGTTGAGTTTTTAATTGTGAAGCTCTCTCTGCATCTACTCGTACACCTTTAAATCTCATGTCTACTAGACATGGAAATAAATCTGTTTCTAAATTAAAAATAGATTCTACATCTTGTTGTATGATTTCTGTTTTAAATTTTTGCCATAACTCTAAAGTTAACTCAGCATCTTTTTCTGCATAAGCTCCAACATACATTGGTGGTAACTTCCACATATCTGCTTTTGGATCAAGTCCTCTAGATTTTGCTTCATCACTTAAAGCAGTTTCATTTTTACCATGACCTAAATAATCCCAAGACAATGCATTTAAAGAATATGCAAATCTATTCTCATCAATTAAACTTGCTGCAATCATGGTATCTACTATTAAACCATTGATTTTTATACCTAAATTACGTATCCAACATACGTCATACATAGCATTGTGAAAAATTTTTATGGCTGGACAAGCCATAGTATCAGCAAACCATGCTAATACTTTTTTACGATCCATGTTGCTTCCTGATCCATGAGCAATTGGAAAATAAAATTTTCTACCCGCAACAGCTATAGCAATACCAATTACTTCTCCATTACCTATTACAGACCCAGAACCTTTTGTGATAAGATCAGGATCTCTAGTTTCTAAGTCAATTGCTATTTCATCATAGGACCTTAAGTCAGGAAATTCTTCTGGTTCTATCCATTCTGTTTGTGCAGTAAATATAGGTACTCTCATTATATTTTTTCTTTTAATGAATCTAGATATTCTTGATCTTCTTTATCTAAATCTTCTTGTTTCTTTTTACCAAAAATTTCTTCCCAACGTTTTTTATAATTGTCATTAGGAGGTCGAGACTTACCGTCCCATTGTCTACCTTTTTCTTTTGCCATCTGTATCTCTTGTCTTTTTAATTTCTAATTCACAATAATGAATTATTTTTTCTAGATCTTCTATGCCGTTTTTATTTTTATAACGACATACATATTTAATAACATTTCCCTGAAAGAAACTCAAGTCGTTCTTAGAAATAAACTCATAGGGTTGTATGTGAAAATCTTTGTAGTGACTTCCGCCTATCTGCTTATCTTGTGGAAATATTTTTTCCATATCATCTTTATGTGTCATATTTTTCTCCTTTATAATGTGGTAGTTGTTGGTTTAACGGGGTAATATAATACTTGGGAATTGAGGCCCCGAACCAACTTCGTTCGTTAGAACTTGAAGCTACCACTCTCCACGGAAACTGTCCCTCTATCCCGTTCTGTTTAAAACTACAAAGAATAACCATAACGTTCCTTCTTTGGTTTTAATAAGTATAGGCTTTCTTTGGCTCTAGTTGAGCCAACATACCAAACTCTATGTTCTTCATCTGCTTTATCAATATTGTTTTCTACAGATTGTCTAATTTTTCTAGCGTTGTCTAATACTAAAATAACATTTTCACACTCACCACCTTTTGCTGCATGAATAGTAGATACTTCTATTCTTGGAGGTTGTGATAACTTATCTCCATTAGATAACATTGTTCTTATATAAAAACATTCATCCTGGTCTGCTTTTGTAAATAAATTATACCAAAGCGCATCTTTACCATAACCAAAATCATCCATGTTATAATATTGTTTATTTTCTTTAAATTTAAAAAAAGGATTGTCTGGTAAATATTCATGTATTTCTTTTGCATCTGCTAGATTAATTGAATTACCTTTACATAATTCACTAAAGTTTAGTATCGCTTTATATAATCTTACATTGTAACTCTTGCCAAACCTATCTTTAAAATATAAATTATTTGATTTTAATTGTTTGGATATTTCATCAGATCTATAAGTGGTTCTAGTTAGTATTAACCAATTATCTTTTGTTAAATCAATATGTTCAATATTATAAATAAATTCAACATTTCCAGCTGATCCTTTTTTTGGAAAATATTGTTTTTCTTTTCTAGTTTCTATTCTACTAACAATAACGTTAGCTAAATCCTGTATGTTTTTTGGTACTCGATTTGAATAAGGTAATACTATTTCTTCTGCTGGTTCATTTATAAATCTATTAACATCTGCTCCAGCCCAGGCAAAGATTGCCTGATCGTCGTCTCCTGCTAAATAAATATCTTTTGATTTTTCTTTTAATACATCAAACATCATCCATTGTATTGGAGATAAATCTTGAGCTTCATCTATAAATACTACATCAAACTCTTTACATTTTTCTTTTTCATTTACAAACTTTGTAATCATGTCATTAAAATCATAAAGGTTGTCACCTTTAAAATGATTATAATTTAAATAGATATGTCCTAAAGTTTCATAATCAATTTCATTACTCCATTCATTTGTATTAAATTCTTCTTCAGGAGAAATATTTTTTACTTTTGCTTTATTTATAAGTTTAAAATACTCACTATTAAAATTTAAATAACCAGACCCATCTCCAGTATCTGTAACTCTTAAATTTAATTCCTTACCTATTTGTTCATAATGTACTGGTTGTAATACAGATTCTTCACTCATACCTAATGTGTGAAAAGCAAATGAATGTAGTGTTTGAAAATATATCAAATCTTTTTTATCTAATTCAGGATTTCTTTCTAACATTCTGTCCTTAGCTTCGTTAGCTGCTTTCCTAGTAAATGCAAAATAACCTATTCTATTTAAAGGAGTTCCTTTTTTAATATACTCATCTACTAAATTTAGTAATGTAGTTGTTTTACCTGTACCTGGAGGACCAAATATTTTTTTAATCATTAGAATATATCGTCCTTAGATCTTGTTTTAATAATTTCTACTTGTGGTTTTTTATCAGAAAGTAATTCTGGAAACTTATCTAAGGATACTACAGTTACATTAATTGGATTATAAGAATTAGTATCTCCATCTTTTTTTGGAAATCTTTTACTTACACCAAATTTTGCATCAAATAATTTTGTCATTTGTTCTGCAGTTATTTTTCTATCCATTTTCCATTCTTTATTTTTTAAAGAATCAAAAAAACTTGAGTAAACAAAAAAACCTTCGTTACCTTCTATTAATACAGCTCCAGTTTTAAATGCTGCATATGTAGTTGCTTTTGGTCCATGTAAATATTTAGATAGATACTCTTCTAACAACTCTTCATCTGAAGTACCTTTAGGTGGAGGTGTTGTTAATTTTGGTGGGAATAAATTATCCAATATATCTTGAAATTCATTTTGTTTTATTTTTGGTGGAATCATATCTGCAGCCGCACCGATAATTGCTCTTATATTATCTAACTCTATTATTTGTCTTATATTTTTTGCTCTAACTTCTTTTGTAGTTTGACCATCAGATAAAGTAACATTGAAAGTATACTGTGGTTCAGCATAAGTTATTTTTTGTAATCCTGATAACGCTGGGAAAACTCTTTTCTTATCTGATAAATAACCAAAAGCTCTTTTTCTACATTCTGCTTTCATACACACTGGTTGTATTGGATCTTCAGTACAAGTATGTCCTTTAGTTTCTCTTACCCAAGATTTTAATTTCTTTTTAGTTTTTTCTTCTGTCCAATCTATTACATCATTAGCACCGGGTTCAAAATATTTACCAGGTGCTGCAATAACCATTTTCTCCCAATCGTCTGGATATTTCTTTTTAGCAAACACCATATAGTTATATAAAAATCTGTCTCTACCATCTCTTAATTTATTTTTAGTTAATATTGCAAGACAAGGTGGACCATCATTAAATTCTTCCCCACCACCATTTAATAAAGACCTGGTGTGTTCTAATGTAAACTCTTCTAATTCGTCAGCACTATATGTATTTGCTTCAACTACATTTATAAATTGATCGAAAGTAAATGTTGTACCATCTAAATTAAATGCAACTCTTTCAGTTTTATTATAATAGGGCAGGTTAATGTATTGACCCATATTCCATTTACCTTCTGAGTCTTTACCTAACTCAGTTTGTTTAGGATATATCTCAATGTTAGTTGGAAGTTTTAATGTAAATAATAATCCTTCTAAAAAATTTCTTATTGCAACAGCTCTTATTGGTTCTTTAACAAATAAATATAAATGTAAACCACCTGATTTAGATTTAACTGGAACAACTGGTAGTTTATGTTCAGCAATAATATCTAAATATTTTTTGTATGGGAAATTAGAATAACTATGTTGTTTGTCATCAATATCTATAGCACCAAACTTTGCCATACCTTTATCATCACACGGTTGAATACCAATAGATTGTTTACCGTTTAAATGATCTAAATAATCGTTTTCAGTAATTTCATCATGAGACCAACCATAAACTGGTCTAGCCTTACCTGTGCTTGGATCAATGGATAGTTTTGTTAGGTCTGCAGTACCGAATGCTCTTTGCAAACCTGTAAAAGTCTCTATAAATTTTCTTTCTT